ACTAAAATTACCCACTGGAGTCTATGTAATAGGTGGTAGGACAAGATTATATGCCGCACTAGCATTAGGTGTTCCCGCCAATGTAAAAATTATCAGTGCTAATAATTTTAAGCAAGGTGTGGCGGAGGCTCCTAAAAGTGCTGCGGTTAGATTAGGCAATGCTATCAAGCGTGTGCAAGGTACAACAGCAGCAAGCCAAGCAAGATCTGTTATCCCTTCCAGTATCCCTAAACCCGAACCTAAGCGGGATGAGAAGAAGGTCAGTGAGAAACTTAAAACTGGACCGGCTGCACATTTTACACCTAAAGATGCACATGTCAAACGTGGGCAATTTGTTGGTGGCGAGAGCATCAATGAAGATATAGAAAAAATCATGAGTACCTTAATCAATAAGATTGTAGTAAATGAAGCAATACAGAATAACAACCGCTGATATCACGCCTAAGAGCGATGACGATTGCTACCTTGCACCCGAAGATCCTGTGCATGAATTAATCGCTGCCAGTGCCATGGGCGGACTAGGTGCAGGGGCAAGATTGGCCGAGTACAGAGCAACACTAAGACAGCCAGTGACAGGTAGCAATAAGGGTGAAATACAACGGGAACAGAACATACGACCCGGAACCGAGGAATGGTTCGAACTTTGGTTTGGACGTAATAAATAACATTATGAGAGCCAAAGACTTTATCAAAGAAGCAACCGGTGATGGCGTGATGCATCCACACCATGCGGCTGCATCACAGGGCGCTCTTAGAATGAGAGATGTCGGTGGGTATGATCGCACATATCACTTGAACAGGATCTGGATGGCCACAGCAATGGCTGATGGCAAGAGTGCTAAGCCAGTGGATATGGATTCCGCCACTTGGATGGAAAAATACAATGTAGCATTTCCCTATACAGATGCTGAACACTTGATGGTGCTAGCCGCTATGGCCACTATTCCTACAGATAGTAAAGAGTTATTAAAACGCAGTAAAAGCGTAGAACCCAAGGACACAAACACAGTAAGTCCTGTAGCAAATTGGATGAAGAAAAATGACTAACGAATTCAAAAAAATAAACGACGGCAACGAAGTTCGATATGTTTTAGAAGATGGTGGCTCCACAACAACAGGTGCTGTTGCCACTGTGGAAAAACCATTGGGTGAACTACAGCGTAGAGTAGAACCTCCAAAGCCACGCAACTTTGTAGCCAAGAATGCCAAGATGGGCGGTGCTGGTCAACACAAGGATAAGAAAAAGTCCGAGAAGCAAGGTGATGTCAAGCATAAGAAACCGTTCATGGAAAATAGTCACCCTGATGAAAAAGAAGACAAGGCCCTAATACGTCAAATGGTCAAGCGCGATGCATTAAAGAAAGAAAACTATGGCATGGGTGGTTATGAAACTGCCATGGGATCTAAAATACAACCGGGTCAGGGACCAAACATGGAAGGAGACGGCGATGTAGAACAAGAATTAGGCATGGCTGGTAGCGAACTATACGGGATCGCCAAACATGCCAAAGAACTTTTAGCACTAATACATCAACAAGGGCAAGAGCATGGTCTAGAAGCATGGCAACAAAGTAAGATTACCAAAGCAGCAGATTATTTGACTGCTGTACTACAAAGCCTTGACTATGATACTAATGTAGAGCAAGGTGTGGAGGAAGGCTCATTAAGTGAGTTGACGGACAAATTAGTTAACAGGGTTGCTAACAGAAGATCAGACAATGAAATTGATGCAAGAGACAACCTTGATCACAACGACCCAAGGACGATTGCAGCCTTGCAAAGATCCCGAGCAAATAAAATAAGAAGTAATTATTTAAATACTACTCGTGATGCAAACAAATTAGCCAATACCGCATCAGCAGATCCATTGAAAGTTGCAGCAGCCCGAAGAGATGCAGAGTATAGAAAATACAAAGCAAAAGAAACCCCAATCGGTGGGTGGGAAAAAATGCAAGGTATGGCGGAGGAGTGGAGCAAAAAGTATAAGAGCAGCATCAACTGCTCACACCCAAAAGGTTTCTCACAGAAGGCTCATTGTGCGGGTAAGAAGAAACACAATGAAAGCATGATGACAATGGAAATGACATGCCCAGATTGTGGTATGTGTAAAACACACGGTAATCTTAGCGAGATCAAGAAAGGTGCCAAGGACAGCAATGGTTTTACCAAATGCTGGCCAGGACATCATGCCGCAGGCACAAAGAAAGGCAAGAATGGCGGTCAAGTACGTAACTGTGTGCCTAATGAAGATATAGCAGAAGATCCATATTTTACCATGTTAGAGCGTTCGGTAAGCCAAGCACAACATAATCTAATGGTAGGCGTTGCACACAATCCGCAATTTGCACAACAAGTAAAAGTTAAACAATCGGTAGGAAAAGAATTCGCTGATGCAGATAAGGGTCACGATATCAAAGCATTGCCAGTTCGAGTACCTAAAAAGAAATGAGAATATACGAAGTCATAAATGAATCTGCTGCCTGGCATCGTTCGGCAGGCAAAAGTAAATCCGGCGGTCTTAATGCCAAAGGTGTTGCTAGTTATCGTAGAGAGCATCCAGGTAGCCATTTACAAACAGCGGTTACCACTAAGCCCAGCAAATTAAAAGCAGGTAGCAAAGCTGCTAAACGTCGTAAATCATTCTGTGCTAGAATGGGAGGCATGAAGGGGGCTATGAAAAAGCCTAATGGCAAACCTACACGCAAGGCATTGGCACTACGTAAATGGAATTGCGAAAGCGTTGAAAACATGATTGACATGATTTTAGAAAATATGAATCATGACAAAGACAATCAGGCCGTTCCAGAATTAAAAGCAGCATTGTTGGCCAAAAAAGATCAACTACAAAAAGCAAGTGATGACGAAGTGTATGATATCATTGATACTATAATGACACGTATTGCAAAAAGTCATGGTATTAGTGGTCAAAGATTACACGATATGTGGGTGGCAGAATATGATCAAGTACCCGATACTTGGATAATGAAATAATGCGAGCAGAAGAATTTTTAATAGATGCACGCAGTAATCCCGAACAGAATATAAAATATACGTCCGGATGGAAAGAACTGGGTGCATGGGCTAATAAAAATAATGTTTGGTCAAAACCACACGAATGGGCAATTAGTATGACATACGTGCCAAAATTAGGAATAAATCCAGGACAGGGAATTAGCGAAGATACTCCAAGAGGAATATACTTTTATCCGTTTCATTGGGCATATTCAGTTAAAAAAGATAAAGAAGCATTGCCTTGGGCAGATAACGCACCATATATACAATTATTTCAATATTCAATTAAGGGCGGACTACATGAGCCTAATCAGATTCCATTAGCAAACGCCGTAGCAGAATTAAAAAAATACGGAATAACTGATGAAGATGTTGCTGCCGAAAAAGAAATCCAGCCGAGCATATCTACATATGGATTATTAGTTTGGTGTCTTGGTAAAAAATATGATGACAATAAAAGAGTTACTATACTTAATAAAGTATTAAGAAATCTTGGATACAATTATATGATAGATAATGGCAAAGGATGGATTGCGATAAATGAACCAACACAAGGTGTTGTACTAAATCCTACAATTATAAACAAAGTAGTTACATTTAATAACTATACCAGAAACACTACTCCGGTGGGGAATTAGAATGCGTATCAACGAACTATTTGAAAACTTTGCCGATGGTCGGCACCCTGAAGATAAGGGTGATGCCAAACGACACGGTGTTCCCACCAAATCCAGTGTAAGTAATTTACGCAAAGTAGCCAAGCAAGGTGGTAGAAAAGGCCAACTAGCACATTGGATGGCTAACATGAAAGCCGGTAGAGCTAAAAAGAAATAATGTATAGTTTCATTAAGACAATTGTCGAGGGTAGAACTCCAAAAGATTTGACTCAAATTTCTTTGAGTTATGATCACGACGATTTAGAACCTAGCCTAAGTGAAAAAGCCATAGACTATCATTATGGCAAGTTGTACAAAGCGTATGTAGATAGATTCAACAACGGTGAGGGTGATGCAGACTTTAACGAAGCAGGTGCATACTTACACAGCATTTATTTCAGTCAATTCCAAAAACCAACAAGCGGCAATATGCCTGATGGTGCTATTTTAGGATTCATCGAACAACATTTCAAAACTTGGGAAATATTTAAAGAAAAGTTTGAAAAGACTGCCATGGGAATACAGGGCAGCGGATGGGTATACCTTGCTCGAAACGGCGAGATCAAAACTATCACCAATCACCAAATCAAAGGCGATATAGTACTGCTAATAGACTGGTGGGAACACTCTTGGGTCCTTGATTACCAAGCCAACAAAAAGAAGTATTTGGAAAATCAATGGAAAATAATCAATTGGGATGCTATTGTAACCAGGTTATAAAATAAACCTTGACAGAACTCCTTGTCTAGTGTATACTTACTTACAAGGAGATTTTTTATGGGCAAAGCATTTGGAGCGCCTGAGCAGGCCAAAATTAAACAGATCGTTGCAGAGGGCATGACCGTTATGCAGGAAATTCAAGACCTTCAAGAAGGATTGAATGATACGATCAAAGCAGTGGCAGAAGAACTGGAAGTCAAACCCAGTGTAATCAAAAAAGCAATCCGTATTGCACAAAAAGATCAATGGGATAGCGTTTGGCAAGAGTTTGATGACCTAGAAACTATCGTAGACATCAGCGGTCATTCACATCGTCGCACTGATGAATGATATTGTAACAAATATTTTTAAATGGATTAGAGATGACTATAGAGCATACCCTCTTCGTTTTATCGTGGAAACTACGGCTTGGTTTCTATCTATCTCGTGTGCGATTGCTATGGCGCTCACTGTCCCTAATCCGCCTCTTATTATCTTGTATCCTATTTTTATTTGCCAGTGTTGCATGTATGCTTGGGCTAGCTATAGCCGTAGATCTTTTGGCATGTTGGCAAACGCAGCTCTGCTAGTCACAATCGACAGTGTGGGGCTAATTAGGATGATAAATAATTTATGAGTAAGGTTAGATCAGCCAAAAATGATCATGTTGGTATGTGCAGGCCGCAAATTGCATAAGGAGAATTAAAATGAGTTACGTAGACGCACGATGGGATCGTGAGAAAGACATCGTTCAAGTTGTTGAACGCGATCCAAAAAAAGGTAGGATCTATCAAGACTACCAAGCAAAATACATGTTCTATTACCCAGACCAACGGGGCAAATTTAGATCCATTTACGGCGAAAGTCTTAGCAAAGTCACAGCACGTAGTTGGAAGGAATTTGTGAAAGAACAAAAAATACATTCCAGTCACAAGCTATATGAAAGTGACATCAACCCAGTATTTCGATCTCTAGAAGAAAACTATCTAGGTCGTGATGCTCCAAATCTAAATGTAGCATTTTTCGATATTGAGGTAGACTTTGATCCTGAGCGCGGATATAGCACTCCGGAAGATGCGTTCATGCCAATTACTGCCATCGCAGTCCATTTGCAGTGGATGGATACCCTAGTATGTCTTGCTATACCTCCAAAAACATTGACCATGGAGCAGGCGAAGGAACAGGTAAAAGACTTCCCCAATACCATACTATTCGAAACAGAACATGAAATGCTTGAATCATTTCTAGATCTAATCGAGGATGCGGACGTATTGAGTGGTTGGAATTCAGAGGGATATGATATTCCTTATACCGTAAATCGCGTTACACGAGTGTTGAGTAAAGAAGATACTCGTAGATTTTGCCTCTGGGATCAGTTTCCTAAAAAGCGCGAATACGAAAAATATGGCAAGGATGCTGTCACATATGATCTAGTTGGTCGCGTACACTTGGACAGTTTGGAATTGTACAGAAAGTACACATACGAAGAACGTCATAGCTATAGACTGGATGCCATCGCTGAATATGAACTTGGCGAAACTAAAACAGTCTATGAAGGCACACTGGATCAACTGTATAATAATGACTTTAGAAAGTTCATCGAATATAATAGACAAGACTGTGCGCTACTAGACAAGCTGGATAAAAAACTAAAATTCATCAGTCTTGCGTCAACTGTCGCACATGAAAATACTGTGCTGTTACAGACCACAATGGGTGCCGTTGCTGTTACTGAGCAGGCTATCGTAAATGAAGCACATCACCGTGGACTTATTGTACCCAGCCGACCCAAGCGAGATGAAGATGCAAACAATCAAGCAGCAGGTGCATATGTAGCATATCCCAAGAAAGGACTGCATGATTACATTGGCAGCATGGACATTAATAGTCTGTATCCATCAGTCATTCGCGCATTGAACATGGGTCCAGAGACTATCATTGGACAGTTGCGTCAAGATTATACTAAAGCAGAAATTGATGCAAAGATAGCCAAAGGGGCAGGATTTGCCGAAGCATGGGAGGGCAAGTTCGGCAGCAATGAATACGAATTTGTCTTCAATCAAGATCGTGCCAATGACATAATCATCGATTGGGAAAACGGCAAAACTGATGTTATGAGTGGGGCCCAAATATATGACCTAATTTTTAATACTGGCAAGCCGTGGATGCTCAGTGCCAACGGTACTATTTTTACATACGAACGAGAAGGTATCATTCCCGGACTACTCAAGCGTTGGTATAGCGAACGCAAGGAAATGCAGGCCAAACTCAAAGAAGCAATCAAAGCGGAGAATAAAATTGAAGAAGAATACTGGGACAAAAGACAGCTGGTTAAAAAGATTAATCTTAATAGCCTATATGGTGCTATACTTAATGCTGGCTGTAGGTTTTTCGATAATCGTATTGGTCAGTCAACTACACTTACCGGACGCGGGATCGCAAGGCATATGGCTGCTAAAATCAACGAGGTAATAACCGGCGAATACGATCATGTGGGTAAAGCCATTATATACGGCGATACAGACTCGGCCTACTTCAGCGCATATAACAGTCTAAAGAACGACATCAATAAAGGACTAATCCCGTGGGATAAAAGCACAGTAGTACAACTGTACGATACTGTTGCTGAAGAAGTAAATTCCACATTCCCGCAATATATGTTGGATGCATATCATTGTCCAAAGTCGCGCGGTGATGTTATCAAAGCAGGGCGTGAAATTGTTGCTGTCAAAGGCCTGTTCATTACCAAGAAGCGTTATGCTGTATTGTATTATGACAAGGAAGGCAAGCGTACTGATATAGATGGTAAGAATGGTAAAATCAAGGCCATGGGATTGGATCTCAAGCGCAGTGATACTCCAGAATTCATGCAGAAGTTTTTAGAAGAGGTTTTGACCAAAGTGCTAAATGGCGCTGAAGAAAAGGACATTCTAGAAATGATCAGCGAATTTAGAACTGAATTTAAATCCCGGCCGGGCTGGGAAAAAGGCAGTCCCAAACGTGCTAACAACATCGCCGAATATCAAGAAAAAGAAAACAAAGCAGGCAAAGCAAACATGCCCGGACATGTCCGTGCCAGCATCAACTGGAATACATTGAAGCGCATGAACGGTGACAAGTACTCTATGCAAATCGTAGATGGAATGAAAGTTATTGTTTGCAAAGTCAAATCTAATCCACTAGGGTATACCAGCATCGCATATCCTGTAGATGAATTGCGTTTGCCAAAATGGTTCCAAGATCTGCCATTTGATCACGCTGAGATGGAAGCTGTTATTATCAACAATAAGATTAAAAATCTTATCGGTGTGTTGGACTATGATTTGGATAGTACCACGCAATCTAGTACATTCAATAATTTATTCAGCTTTGACTGAAATAGTTGTTGACTTTTTACCCTAACCTAAATAAACTTATACAAAGGAAATTTATCATGCAAGACCTATTAAAAGATATCGTATCACACACAAACAAACTGGGCTTTTTAAACATTGTCAAAAT